CGTTCTACAGCATTTTCAAGATAATCGTGACCAACATTCGGATCGAAAGATATAGCCAGAGCGTCAGACAACAAAGTAGGTATAGCACCCTTAGATAGTTTTCCCTTCCCATTCATAATCTCCAGTGATTGTGTAATGGCATTATAGATTGCCTTCTCTTGACAAAACTTTTCGGTGTTGTCCAAAAGCCAATCTTCGTTTGTTTGGTTTGTATCATCTTTGAGTTGTTTTAGTGTCTCTTGGATATTCTTTACAGTATCGTCAGTCGATCCACGAATGTTGTCCACTTCAATGGACAATGCATCAAAAGTTGGCTGCTGATTATACTTGAGAATGAAGTCGGCCACTTCTTTGAAAAGTAGCCGATCTTCACCATTAGAGAAATAATCCTCTTTGAGGAAGGGTAGAACCTTCCTCGTAAAGGACTCATTCTTGATTAGATTTTTCAGTATCGTTTGTTCGAGTCTCAATGTTCATCCCATTCTCTGCTTCCGATGCATCCAATAACAGTGTATTGAGAATTAGACCTAATACAGTATTGAACTTCTCATTCTTTCGCAAGGTCATCATTGACAAATCGTTTGTCTTGATAATCTCATAATCATATTGGAGTTTCGGCGTGCCATCTTCTTCCATCTTGAATTTGACAACTGTATAACGATAGCACACTCCAGCGAATGGGTCAAGCATTAATTCAATTGGGCATGTAGAACCTTCTTGTTTTTCGTCAAAAAGGTCATCTCTAAATCGAAAGTCAGTTCCCATTTCCATCTTCTGTCTCCACTTCTACATTATATTTGCCATACATGAAATCTGCCTGACAACCTTCATTGATAGCATCTAGTATTTCAGGTGTAAAGAACTTCTCTGGGTTCTTCTTGATCTGGCTTTCGAATGCCTTTGATCCATCAGGAAACTCATACTTGTTTGAAATCTTCTTGACGATGCCATAGCGTTCTGCCAAATCAAGCAGACCATAATACTTGTCTAGACCTGCCTGATAGTTTAGCCAAGTCTCAACTTTCTTATCTTCAATAGTCATACGAGACTTCTTTAGATGTGCGGTAATAACTGCACCAGTTCTGCCATTGTCATCGTCTAGTGCCTTATCTTTCTTCTTTGATAGGAAGATAATTGTAGATGCGGCATACTCTAGACCAGAACCACCACCCATCTTCTTCATTGGCACATAAGATCCAACAACATCATAAACGTGATTGGTGACGATTAGTGGAACCTTAGCCTTACCGAGTTTCAATGTAAGAACACGAAAGGCACCTCGAACCAACTGGGCTCTGGTCATGTCTCTTGTATCTTTACCGTCAGCAATGTCCTGCATTTCTTTATCTGTAGAAAGATTGCCAAGAGAATCCAGAACAAAAAGCATCGGTGGCTTTTCTTTGCCATCAAGATACTTGTCCAGAATCTTTACTGCCTGCGTTCTAAACTCCTGCACAGTAGCCACAGGAACAATGCCAACACGCCTTGCGTCAATGCCACGATCAACAATGAATTGTCTGGAGATAGCGGACTCGGACTCAAAGTAAAATACAAAGCCATTTGCGTTGTCCTCTAGAAACTGCTTTACCACATTCAATGCGTAAAAGGTCTTACCAACAGAAGGCTCACCAGCAAATGCTGTAACCTTGTTCTGTGGTAGACCTCCATAGATTGAACCAGATAGCAAGGCATTCATAGCATAGCTGCCTGTGCCAATGAATCCTGACACATCACCAGCGGCAACACCATCATCAACAATGCCTGCATACTCGTTATCGATTTCTGATAATAGATTACTAAAAATATCTGACATATAGAATCTCCTTTTTGTCAGTTAGTAGGCAACAATCTCGTTACGCTACTTCTTTGAAATAGTTTTGTAACTCCTCACTCATTTCCTTTAGAACATGACCACCTACGCCAATACGGATGACATTACAAAGTTCCACCATATTTTCGGATGTGATCTTTTCGTCAGGCTTGAACTCATAAAGTTTACCCGGCGAATACCTATTGTCTTCTGTCATGAAAAGAAGTCCTCCAAACTTGATGTTCGTTCTGTTTTCCAATCAATAGCATCCAAAATGATCTTGAGTGGTTCGAGGAACGATTTCTCGAATTGCGTATTATAGTCGATATACTTGTGTAAGTCAAACTCTTTAGGTATATCTCCTTGTGGAAATGCAATCACATTTGATTGCACTGTGTTTGGTTCTTTCAGAAACACAAACTTGATCTTCTCACCACCTTTGATTAGTTGATACTTATTAGTAAGTTTATGAGTAGATAGAAAGTGATTGTATATGAGAGAACCACGAACATGGATAGGACAACCGGATCCATATATGCTTTTCTTGTCTGAATACTTATCCAGTCCATTGACGCCACGAGGAAATGCAATGTCCGCCAAAGGCAGAGTTTCAAATTCACTACGGAAAGTTTGAATGAAAGTTTGGATAGCTTCTTCATTTGCGTCAAAGATAACATCAATGGATTCTCTTAGTTTGTCTCTACATGCGGTCGGTGTCGATGACTTAATCATCTCTAGACCCATAACCTTCTTCTTGGGTTTGGCATACTGCACACCCTCGGAGTTATGGACATTTAGAATGTATCGCTTCTTGGCAGTCCAGATTGCTTTGTCTGCCAAGACCTCTCGCTTCATGACAATCTTTTGCTGAAAGACGTTAGTGTATTCGCCAAGCTCTCCGCAAGCCTTATCAATAACAGGTTGCAATTTACTTTCGCATACTCTGTCCATGAAAGCGATGGCTTTTGCAGTATCCTTAACATCGCCACGCAACGTCTGGCATACCACATCCTTAAGTGCAAGGTAAACTGAATCAGTATCGACTGCAATAACATAATCGCTCTCCGTTTTCAGTAGTTTGTTGAGATAGTTATTAAGTGATCTTTCGATCCAGCGTATTGACAATTGGCTCGTAGTCGTGATTGCAATCGCATTTCGTAAATCGAAAAACCGAAAATACTGTGAACCCATCGCACCGTATAGCGAGTTGAGCGATACTTTTTTGGAGAGTTGCAGGTTGTTGTATTTTGCAATGGTCTTTTTAAGTTCTTTCTTCTTTGCTTCGTCGATTTCATTTTCATATTGTGCTTGTGCATCCAACATTGCCTTCTTGTATATCTTACGATCAGCGAACATCTTTTCAACCATTTCAGCCATGAAGCCTTGCTTGTCACGGCGATAGAACTGACCGTTAGCAGCCAAACAAACGTTCTCTTCCTTTAGACATGATGTATCAATAGACTTATTAAGAAGGCCATCAACAGTGACATTAGCGGATATAATAGACCGCATACAATCGCTATAAGCACTAGGTTCGATAATCGTCTCAGGAGAGATATTGGTCCCCATAATAACAGACGGATACTCTGAGTTAACATCAAAACTAGCCACCCAATCATGGAAACCAGTAATAGGGTCTTTAACATAAGCGCCAACATAGGCAGCCTCCTTTTCGTGTCTTTCAATAGGAGGGACGACCACGTTTTTCGCCTTCAAATGATTAAAGCAAATAACGTCCCACATACGGACTTGTGCGAACACGTCCTCGTAGTTACATTTGTTATCATATGAAAGAGTTAGAGCAAGTTCAATAAACTTGTGCTTTTCATCAAGTCGGTTCACAAGATCAACGTCTTTGATGTTATAGTCAATGAACTTCTGATAATCTTCCTTGTAGAGATTATGAAGTGAACCAAATTCTTCATATGATAGTTTACGCTCACCTAGCTCAACATTCGCAATGTTGTCTAGACGATAGCTTTCTTGCGATTTGCCATCAGGAGCATATTTCTTATATAGTGCCATTAGGTCCAGAGTAGCCACACCAAGAATGGAATAACCCTGTCCCTTACGATTCATGCCAAGATCCAGTGTCTTGGCATTGATAACGTTCCATGGCGAAAGTTTCTTTACTTCATCACCATACAGTTTAGAAATACGATTTACAAGATAAGGAATATCGAACTGTTCTACGTTCCAACCTGTAATGATATCCGGATGATCCTGTTGCCACCAGCCAAGAAACATGCTAACAAGTTGAAACTCGTCGGCACATCTATAATACACCACATCATGGCGCTTGGTGTTATATGGACCTGTTCCAAATGTATGGAAGACGCCATCAACCAATACCGTGATTGCTGTCAACGGTTCATTGGCGAGTTCTGGTTCTGGAAAGCCATTCTCGGAGCCAACTTCGATATCGATATTGGCTATACGGATTTGCGAGGCGTCCCAGTCAATCGTACCAGGAAACTCGTCGGCGATGAAACAATAATGATATTTCTGATTGCCATAAACCTTGAAGTTATCCACACCTTCATACTGTTTTACGAAATCTCGGCACTCTCGGATGTTGCCTGGTTTTATAGGTGCGACATACTCACCGTAAATGGTGGTATACTTGATAGGCTTATTCGCAGCGACGAACAAGGTGGGGTTGTAATCCACCTTGTGTCGCACACGACGACCGTTTTCGATTCCACGGTATAGGATTTTGCCACCCCATACCTCAACGCTCGTATAAAGTTTTTTCATTAAGGCTTAATAATCTCTGATCTTGGAAGGACTAGACCACCAAACATAGAGGTATACTGATTGACAAACTCATTGATTGGTGCAGCGATATATGTAACATGATGACGATTGATTGTCAAGTGTTTATCGTCAGTCCACTGTGTATAAGGACCGAATGCCACCTTTGGATTGTTCTGATCCGCAGTTGGAATAACAACGATGCGAACCGGATTCTTTACCGTGATAGTGGTCTCTGTCTCGCTGATAAGTTCTCCAATGAACTCCTCGCCAGTCATCATGTGAACAAGTTTTAGATTTTCTGTCTTAGCCATTAGTCAACAATCTCCATCAAAAGGTCGTAAACACCGACCGTTACCCACTTCTCTGGAATTAGAGTAGTGCGATTACCATTCTCATTCACGAATGAATAAGAGTTATCAAGATCCATAATCTTGACAATTCGTTCCCACTTGCCATCAAAGGCACGCTGCTTGAATGCAGTCTCTAGGACGTGCATGTTGCTTTCACTTGAAGGTACCATGTTATTCTCCTTTTACTGAACACCCATCAATGACAATTCAGCTAACAACTCGTTGTTTCTAATTTTTAGCAATTCTTTATTTGCAGTATGATTCGTTTCTTCTCTCAACATAGCAATATCTGTCTGAACCTTACATTTCAATTCATGTTCGTTACCATTATCATCAACAAGATAATATCTTTCTAGAATGTGCATACCATATTCTCCTTAGTCCCACAGGTTCTGATAATACTTTCCGAATAGTCGGAAGCCGTTCTGAATGCGTTCATTATAACGCTTCATGCCTTCATAGTCAACCCAATAATCAGGATTAGTTTGTTCTAGTTTGAAACAATCCTTAGAGGCATCTACGTGTCGATGTATTTTAAATCCATCTTCTTCACAAGGCACTGGAATTTCTACATAATTAGGAGTGCCATGATAGAACTGTTCCTGCCAGTTTTCATAAGGAATAAGTTCCTGCTCAAATGTCCAAATCATTTCATTGAGAACCCATTCCCACTTATAGTGAACCCAGTTGTCACCCATATCCCAACCATTTTCATCAACCTTGGGATCACTATAACGCATATGTGGAGGAAGATCCTCGTCATCAACCATAGGAGAACCATGCTTGGTATCTCTTAGCTGCTTGAGCATAGGTAGAATGATGTGGGCAAGAGTATTGTCCATATTCCAAGTATCATATGGATCAATACGAACCTTAATGGTGCGTTCACCACGAATTTTATAAATCCAGTCGCAGATATTGGTAAGCCAAGTCTGGGCTAGCCAATCACCTAGTCTATCCTTCTGGTCGTCGTTTAGAAATGTAACCCATTCAGCAATCTGATATGGTCCATACCAATTCTTATACGGCCCGATTTTTACTCTCATTTGTAAATAGCCTTTCCTGCTTCAATAAGTTCATTGACAGACTTCAAAGCATCTTCTCTTGAATTATACGTTGCAATCCATCTCCAACTAGGAAAGATAAGAACCCATTCACGAACACAAACTTTCCAGTAAAGTTTTCCTGCTCTAAAAGAATCGGGTTCAGCACAAATTTTATATTTTTTCATCATACTTTTTTCTCCCATGCTCCATGAGTTGTGATCCAATCTTGAATACAATTTTCGTGATTGATTCTCGGATCACCATCACCAAACTTTTGAACCATCTTACATTCCCAATAATTCCAATAGTCGTATAGAATTTGTTGATCGGTGATTGTTATAGGTTCATCAACATTCTGTTCGTAGTATTGATACGTTTTCATAATGTTTCCTTATCTCAACTTTGATGGTATGGGCACAAGTCGCACAAACTACGGAACAACCGTGTTTCTCCATAATCTGTTGGACAGAAG